TTCCCACCCGATTTTAAAAATGCCCAAACTTTTGAGGGGGGGGGTGCTACCATTTCTCGTCAGCAGACCACTTATTTCTTTGGTTGATAGTATTAATGAAACGTTTGTGTCTAAAGTTATGATGGAACGTACAGAGCGTGCGAAGGTTGTCCATATCGAGTGCTTGTTCATATGTACAGTCCTCGAGTGGAATGATATGGTCCACCTCGAGCTTACCCATGTCTCTTGTAGTGACTAACCCATCTCGCTTACACCACACACACTCATAACCATCGCGTTCAACCACCTTATCGCGTACCCCATTCACACCGCACCAGGCAGTAGACTTATAGAATCGTAGGCGGTCAGCCATCAAAGTAAAATCATACTTCATATCAATCACTGACCTCCAAACGTAAAGGTAAGTTATCGTCGTATTCATACTCCGGTCCGAAGTCTATGTCGATGCTAATACCACAGTCACAAGTAGCGATTAGATATATAATGATTGGACCTACATAAAACGGAGTAGTATCCATGTATTTACCACAGGTGCATTGAACAACAGGTCCGTTAGATTTAATATTCATTTGCGCCTCACCCGACCTTTCACTCGTTGGTATCTATCCCTTTTGATTCCCATTAGTTCTTTAATATCATCTTCACTGAGTTTCTCGCCCTTGGGCTTCGGCTTTGGATTTCGCTTTCGCTTTCGTTTCGGCTTGTGCTTCGGTTCCTCTTTCCATCTGAAATCGGTCATGTATATTCACCCCTTGGCTATATACCAACCGGAACCGATGCTCTACTCCTCGTCCTCATCTAAAAAGACTTCGATGACCTTCCCTATTTCGGTGTTGATATATAGAGTTATTTGAGGGAAATCGCGCAACGTATAAATTCCAACAACGAATTCGTCCACACCTTCCCCATAAATTTCATCGCTCATGAAGTCGCTTTGCCAATGTAATTTGCTGTAGTCCATATATGTACACCCACCAAACGAGAAAAAGCCGTAAGCATATCGCCCACGACTTTTATTATGATTTTTTCCTATGATATCAATTTACACCATTTGGAACCGTAATTCGCTACACCTCACAATTACGCTGTCAGATATAACTTTCTATTGTGGAAATATTAAAATAAATATATGATATATAATAAATAGGAAATAAATTGCAATAAAGAGAGGAAAATGAATCAATGAAAAAGCGCCACAGTGTTGATAACAACATTAAGAAGTTTTACAAGATGGTTAAGCAAGGACAGGTGGTATTCGACAGCCCGATTCAAAGGGATGAAAAAATGTGGAATAACCTTCAGAAATCAAAATTGATTAGAGCTATATTAATAGACTTCTCAATCCCACCAGTCTATTCAGTAGGTTCGGCAAATGAAGATGGTGAATTAATTTATTCAATCCTCGATGGTAAGCAGAGATTGACGACCTTGATTGAATTTTTGGACAACGAGTGGTCGGTTGGGAACATTCAAGAAATTGAATATGAAGGTCAAATATATAATATCAAAGGGAAACGATTCGAAACCCTTCCAGTCGAGCTTCAAGAAGCTATTTATGATTACAGCTTATCAATGACTTACTATACCTCTTTGACGGACGATGAAATAATCGAGATGTTCGACCTTCTTAATAATGGAACACCTCTTTCTCGTCAGCAAAAAGCAAATGCTTATATGGGTATGGAAGCTGCGTCTAAAATGCTTGAATTGAAGCGCCATCCATTCATTACAATCAATGCTTCACTCGGTAGAAATGTGCACCTAAAGGCTTTGGATGCTGAGGTATTGGTACAAGCAATGATGATTATAGATGATGAATATGCTCTGCATTCGTTTAGTGGTAAAAACATGGATGAGTATAGTGCGTCCCTTAAAAACAAGGAATACATATTAGATGAAATGATGGAGGTATTGGATTATGTCCACACTGCTTTAGATTTCTATACTGATAAGTTAGTAATGAAGAAAACTATCATTCCAATCGTTTTATATATTGGTTCAATTGCAAAAGAAGTTAATATGGACAAAGATATGTTCTTCAAATGGGTTCAAGAATTTAAACTTTCAATCGAAAACCGAGGGAAAATTAAAATTAATTATGCTGAATATATGGGAACAGGTAGTTTCAGCAAAAACAAAGTATTCGGTCGTATCAATGCTGCGACTAGACATTATAAGTTATTTACTAATGCTTACTTGGAGATGGAAAAGGAAAATGAAGCAACTCCTGGTATGCTAGAAAATCAAATCATTTAAGTTTTATCATTAATTACAAAGGATGGTTTCAATCATGAAAACTCAAGACAAGGAAATTAAAAAACCCGAGTATCAAGTTATCAAATGTTCGAAATGCAATTCCCAAGTAAGATTAATGCAACACTTTAATAGATGTAAATGCGGTGTAGTGTACAAAGTATTAGATATATAAAAAAGCGTCCTCCAGTTAGTTGGAGGACGTTTTTTTCATATACGGACCAACTTTAGAGTTACATTCATAGTGCTTTAAAGATTTAAAATCATATGCCCTGGTCCATCGTTTACACTTATAGCACCATAAAGCATGAAGCATTACAGTTTCCTCCTATTCCTTTCTTCTTCAATCATAGTAAAACATTTTTTAATGACTTTATCACGCCCATTACGATATCCCCAAAGGTATGCGTTAATGCACATAAGTATTAATAAAAAAATTAATTCACCGCTCATATTCATCACCAATCCGTCGGAACATTACGCTTCAACATATTACTTGTAACATAAAAGTTTCCAAATTCATCTACAGCCGGGAAATCACCTTTTACGTTTACCAAAAGGTTTACCTTACCACATTCATTACATCGAGCAAACTTTTTCGGTGTTGGGTATGGAATCATTTTCTTTTGGAAATTGCCACAGCTACATGAATATCGAGCTTGAAGTTTTAATATTCCCGAGTCAGTTACAAAGTAAGCGAGCTGATTGATTTGCAATTCAGTCAATTTGTTATATAAGTTTCGAGCTATTGGGTCCTGGAGCTTAGGGAATTCTTTATTGTATTTATCTAGTTGTTGCTCTGTAGGTTTAACCCAGTCATCTGCAGTTATATTTTCAATGACCGGTGCTCCAGGTTCATCATTCTCTATACGAGCCTTGGCGCCAACCTCTGCATATGCTTTTTTCATTTCTTCTAGTAAATCGGTCTTGGAATTGATCTGTAATGTTTCCTCTACTTCGACTTCTATTGAATCAATAAATGATTTAAATACTCGGTTCAAGATGGATTTAATATCTTTAGGTTCCATCCCTGTCAGTTCTAAATTGCTTTTTGTTTCCCCGTTTTCTAGTACCACTTTAATAGTTTCATTCATGTTAGTTACTCCTTATGTATGTTTAAGAAAAAAAGACGCCCCGGATATGAGAGGGCGTCTTTTTAGGTCAATCCTCCAGTTGTTCAAGTAACAGCGAGTAGCAATGGACCATTTCCTCCATACGAATATCAAAAGGGAAGCTATCCAATGTGTCGGTCATTACTTCCGCTGTAAGTAATGCTCCAAGTGTAAACTCCATGCGAGAACATTTCAACGGTAATTCACTAACATCAATTTGACTAATTGCAGAAATAAATGCTTTGGAGAGTGCTAATACAATTTCGTAATTTACTGAGCGTGCATACATCATGGTTGGTTCCTCCTGGAGTAATTACTTTGAACAAATAGAATTATATTCCAAATTTAATAAAATATCAAATCCAACCCATACGCTTTGCAGTTTCGTCTATTATATTATTTCGTTTTCGCAGCACTCGTTGAACCGACATATATAATTTGTCAGCGATATGTTGCCACTCGTAACATTCCTTCTTATCCCAATAACGCATTTGGACGATTACTTTTTGGTCATCGTCGAGCTCAGGATATAAACCTTCGATGGTGCTGATAATGTTTTTAAGGTTTTGATATGTTCTATCATCGGCAAGGAGGACCGCTCGGTTCCCGGTCGTATCCGAAACCCGATTTGCTTTGCCTCCGCCGATATTGGAATCCGTTTCCTGGTGAGGGTTGAGAAGCTCCCATTCTCTATAGCGGAGCTCTCGTTTGAGGTCCTCTAAGTTAGACCAATAGCCTTCTAGTTTTTTAATATCCGCATCGTTATTAAATTTAGCCATCGAGGTCCACTCCTTAGTTCGCTTTCAACAAGCGATTAGACCACATTTCCATGTCCATGATGAGGTTTCTATTAGTGACTAACCCTTTTGATTGGATTTTAATTACACAGCCTATAAACGAACGTGAGAAGCCTACAAAGTGCCATGCGCCTTTGCTGTATACTTCAATGCGATAATTGTAGGCATCAGATGTGCAAATTCGGGTATATCCGAATTGCGCGATTACTTTTTTAGGTTTCATTTACATCCTCCTTGCGTGATTGGTTACTTGCTCTTTTTCGGAGCTCCATTTTTTTGTATTTCAGTCGACCTTGTTTTTCGAGTGTGTATACTTTGCTTTTTACCTGGGTACGATTTTTTCCGAGCAGTAATGCGAGTTTTGAGAAGGTTCCGTTTTGAACCCCATGTTCCTCGATATGTGCAATGAGCTCGTTTTCCATTTTTATGGTCCAACCATGCCGGCGATATTCACCATTCATGATGTTTAATCCGTTGAGTTTATGCAAGATGTCGAAGGCTAACTGCTCCAGGGTTTTTCTACAGTACACATCGATTCCTTGTACTCGATAGAATTTAGTGCACTTAGGGATGCAGTCGCATCGACGCTTGCTTTCGATTTCTGTGATTTCCGGTAAACTGTTCATGATTTTCCGCCTTTTCCATTGTTTCTAAATCGGGGCTTTTTTTGTTCCAGGATAGCTTTGTACTTATCATTTAACGAACGGTACGAAGCCTTCATGCTCCGAATTTGTTTGTTTTTATTTTTTAGTTGACGCTTTAGGTGATAATTCTCACGCTCGATAGCTTGGTAATGCAGATGGAGCTGTTGTTCATGTTCCGTTTGTTGCATTCCAATCACCTCGTTTTTTTATTTCAGATCGCTCGTCTTTACAAAAACTCCATTGACCATTTTGCCAGTGCGACCTTTGATTTCGTTGTATGCCTGGATTAAACATTCTTCTAGAGTCATGTTGTTCTGGAGCGCAAGGATGATGAGCGTGACCACGACATCTCCGATGCCATCGCGTATCTCATCAGTCTGACTTCTAGCTAATGCAGATGCGACCTCCCCAACTTCCTCCACTACTTTGAGAAATTGTTTGCTAGATTCCGCAGTATGTAATTCTTTTTCGATTGCCCAGGTTTCAACCTGTCTAACTAAAGTGTTTAAAGTATTCAATAGTCTCCTCCTAATAATCCATGCTCTAAACGGATTTTATATAGTGTTGCCTTTGACATTCCAAGTGCAGATGCTATTTCTATATTGTTCATACCTTGCTTACGCATCCGTTCATAGTCCTTGGGATTGAATTTATGACTGAGCGTTGCGTGTTTCGAATCAATATTGATTTCCATTCGTAATTGTTTGATTCGGTCCTCATCGCCCCCGTTTAAAACCAGGTGCTCCAGTTCATATAGTTTCTTTCGCCGTTCGAGTTTAGAAAGTCTTTTCATGTGTTCAACCCTCCGAATATGCTACAAAGTAATTAAATTCATCGTCGTGAGCATCGTTCATTGATGACGGGTATATTGTTAGTTCCGATTTACATCGATGACAAGCGGTGCGGTCAGCATCTTCGTGCACGTATCGAACACCTTCTTTTCCGCATTTGCATTTATAACTGCATTTGTATTCCTTTGTGCCGTTTTCATGTGTGCGGATACCGTTGACAGGTTCGATGTAGTTCTTGTTGTACTTTTCAAAGAATGGTTTAGGTAAGACTGCGTTTTTCATGAAATCGAAAATGGCTGTCAGTGTTTGCTTGTCAGCATTATTGATAAACAGTTCAAACTGCTCCGTTTTGATTTTTAGCTCCATCGATTGCTCCCTCCAATTCTTTTAATCTAGCTATGTAAGTGCGTGCCTTCTCTAAATCCTCAATGCCGTTCTTTTTGGCATAGCGGACAGCGTATTTGATAATGTTGACTTGGCAAAAATGCTTCGCTGCATCTTCACCGATTACAATTCTAGCGAATTCGATTACATCAATATCGCCACCATTTCGATAGTATTCCGGTCGTATCATCCGACCTCCTCCTCCCTTCCGGTTACAATCCGCCCGGTAAAAAGTGTAACCAACAGAAACCTTGGTGTATCAAGGGTTTGAAGGTGTTTTTACCACGAAAAGTTACGTTACATTTTTATTTGAAATCTCTCTTATAAAAATTAATTAAATTGGTACCCTTTTAAATACTAATTACAAAACATATAACTTTTCTAATATTTTTGTAACTTGTAACCTTTATATAATTTAACCAGTTATACCAAGGGTTTGAGCCGGTTACAAAAAGGTTACAAGTTACAACTTTTTTGCCGAAAATGGCGATTGTCAAAATTTAAATTGGTAGGAATTTAATTTTTTGACCTCTAAACTAAGTTGTAGGGATTATGGACTAAAGTGTTGTTATATCAACGTTTGACGCTAACCTTGGATTCATCCATGAATACCCTTGCTGATTTGTTGTTGATTTTCTTTACTCCGATAACTAATCCAAATTTGTCGTAGATGCTTTGTACGAATAGTTTCCGGCTTTGAGGATGGAGACCATTCTCTGAAGACCACGTTTCGTATTCTTCATAAGCGTCCGGACTTCTTCTATTGATGAAGTGTTCTTTTTCATAGTCCTCTAGATATTGAAGGACACTATTGTTTTCTGAATGGTAATCCTCGTTGAATTTTTCTACTAATTCGCTATGAGTGAATTCCTCATTTTCATAGAGTCTAAAATAACCCTCTACGATTAATCGAATCCAATATTGCAGAGCTTCGTCGCTTGTAAGGTTAGAGATGAATTTTTTATCCTTCACTTTCGGCTTGCTGTACATTGGAAGCCAATCAACCCTCCGCTTGTATGAATCCCCTTTTTCCCAACTTTTGAGGATATGGTTCGAGGTGAAAATTAAAGTTGTCGTAAGCTCCACTTCTCGGGATTGCTTGAACAATTCCCTCATGGCTATATAGTCACAAGTGCTGATGTTTTTAAGTATTTTCATTTGGTTCGCGTCAATTACCTGGTCGTTTATGTCATCTCCCAGGTTGACTAGCTTACCTTGTAAGGTCGTTTGGTACCTTTCGTCAGTTAGGTTGGCGATGCTTAACCCGGTGCAATTTTTGTTGTTCAATATGGTGCGGATGATAGACAAGAGCGTTCCTTTCCCATTTCCGCCGGATCCAACAAAAATGAAGAATTTCCCCATCAAACGTTTGAACTCCTTGTTCACAATCAATGGATGCGCCAGGATTTCGAGTAATCGTTTCCGATAATCCCCATCGTTGTTCGTTAGGTGGGCCAGGTAATCGTCGACCACTTTGACAGGCTCTGCATCCGGGTAATATGGAATGTTGATTGTGTACGGAGTAAACTCCTGGTAATCAATTTCGATAAATTTCCCATCGCGCAATATACCGTTGATGAATTTAATATCGAACTGCTTATTCGCATCAATGAGCGGTGCTCTATACTGTAGCTGTTTGATTACTTCATCAACGTATCGGGTTTTTTGTAAACCAATCTCGGCAAAAACCAATCGCTGCAGTTTTGACATATCGCTCACGAATTCCCCATCCTGGAAAAAGTAAAGGTTACCTAAGTAGTTCACGATTTTGTACTTCGTCATCATATAGTCAGCAACAGCCGGTTCATCATCCTTGCCGGCAGTAATTTTCACATCGCGCACGATAGTTTGAAATTCATCTTCATCCAGTGGCTCGGCAAAAATATGATTGTTTATAAATCGCAGTATTGGCGCCCACTCTTTTATGTCATGAATCTTCATTCTGTGCTTGAATAAAGCCTGGTTTCGCCCTTCCCCCTCACCCATTCCGAGTAAGGAATCGAGGCGCTTTTTCGAATGTAAACAGTCCGGCAAATCCTCGCGAACACCTTCATTTTCAATTTTTCGAAGCACACCATCTCGCTTGATGGTAATTTGCTTCGTATTTTTGAAATGTTTATATTCCACTTCCATACCGAGCGGAGTTACCTTTTTACTACCTCTAAAGCCTGGTTGCATTTTGAAATAGAGGTGAGCCCCTCGGTCGGTCCATACCACTTGGGTTTTTATGTTGAACAATGAAAGCATCTTTTTAATAACTTCTTTTGGTAGATTATCAATGTCGACAATCAAATCGTTCTCGGTCAACAAGTAGCCGGCATCTTTAAAATGTTCATGCGTATCTGAAATGTCAGCATTTTTTGCCGGGTGTTTTTTTCCTGGTAAAAATTCAATGTACATATGCTCAGCCTCCCTATTGCCATCTTTCTAGCTTTCTCATAATTAATTGATAGTAATGGTTTAAATCGACTATCTGTTCAAAATCCTCGATTTTATCACAATCATCGTTATGCAAGTGCATGACTAGAGGGGCGTCAGCGAAGCGTACCATCCCACCGTCTGCACGCTTTTTATACAAACAGAAGTCACCTTTTTTCGCTGCGAAAACTCGGTTGATACGGTCATGCTTCACGTCGTTTTGGTCATAAGTCCCGAGGAAAGTGCGTCCGGCTTGAAGTACGTACTGATAAAGGTGCGGATGCTCGAGGTTCTCGAGTAACGTATCAAGAACATCTTTGCCATAAACCAATTTGTTAACGATTGCGAGGTCGCACACGCGAGCATTGTTATTGTTGAAAACAGCATCTTCATGATAACGATTTACATCGCCACCTTTAGTTTTGATTTTCCCCTCCGGAGTGACTGCGATGTAATTGTTCACATCGCGTTGGATAAACACTGAAAAAATATCTTGTTCAAGTGTCAAATTGTAGTCCTGCTCCCATTCGCTCCACACCCGTTTGTAATCATCATTGAACGGAATGAATGCAACCCCGTCCGTATTCAGCTGAACGATTTCACAACTTGGTGACAATCGTTTCGCCAGGTCATAAAGGATGGCTTGTCCAATTGCACAAATCGTTGTCGATGCCTTCGGATTATAAAGTAGCGAATATTCTGATTTCATAAGTCCGAAAACGCTATTTAGAATCAGCTTCAACCCGGCTTGTCGCCAGGGGTCCGTATGTTTAATGCGAATTCGTTCATCCAAGATGTCCTTATATTTTTGAGTCGCTGCACCTAATATTTTGTAGTTTACGATGATGCTCGGATACAGCGAAGCAACGTCCAAGTTGACCACATTTTCGAAACGCTTCTTTTTGGTGTTTTGACCATGAATACCTCCGAACCCAAACACGATTTCATTATCAAACTCCTCAATCGTTACGCTTCCCTTATCTTTGTTCAACCATAGGTCAGCAACATGAGGTGGTACCAATTCCATAATTTCTTCCGGTACTCGGATGTTCGACCACTTTGTGATGGGCTTTTTCATGAGTACATTTGCACTCAAAGTAGTGGTGTTCCATCTACTTGCGTTCGGATTACCTAGCATTTCAATGATGGACTGCTTTGGTTCAAAGTAGTTTTTCTCACGCATCTTGTAGACATCGATGGTCATGTCCACATCGTATTTACAATAATGAAGGACGTCTAAAAACTCATCTTCCGTAAGCTCTCGCTCTATTGTAAATGGCACGCTACTTTCAAGAATCATTTTCCCGAGGTTGGCTTCGATTTTTTTTAAACTAGGTGAGCTAACCGAGATTTGTTGAAAACAATCCAATGATTCAAACTTATAGTTTTTGATACGCATTCGTTCGCCACCGATAATTCGGTCGTTTAGCGCTTTGATCTGCGCCGGCGTTTTAAGGTCCATCATTGCGTGTAAAATGTGGTCATCATACCAATAGTTGTTGTATCCGACTAAGACCTTGCCTCTGATGAATTCCTCGATGCCCTCGAAATCGTTATGAAATACGGCCAATGTTTCCTTATGTATATTCTTAAAAACTACGAACGAGTTCCGGTAAAATACTTCGATATCAAAGAATAGTAACTGCTTCAACTACTATCACCCTCCCCCTTATATTCGGCAATTAGATTCGGAAAGTTCAGCAACGCATTTTCACCAAATAATTCATAACTTTTTCGGTCATATGCTTTGGCTGCTTGCTCCGGGGTGTCATACGTTCCGAGATATATTTTTTTATAATTAACGCCTATTTGGGCTTGAAATTTCCCCTTGCTTCTCGCTTTCGTCACACCTCTAAATCCGCATTGACCTGTCCTACTTCTCATTTGAACATTCTCTCGATTTACTTTTACGTCGACAGCTCGATTGTCCACGCCGATTACGTTCACATAGGCGTGCTCGCCATGATATTCTAATGCAGCTTTGTTGTATGCTTTCGCAGCTTCATCTTCGCTTGAATATGTCCCTAAGTATTTTGTTTTTTCACCAACACCGATTTGAGCTTTCCATCGATTGTCGCGTTTAACCCAAGTCACACCTTTATATTTAGATGCTGACTTTCTACGCCCACGTCGAACTTTATTAATTAACGAACGGTCGCCAACTAACATGTTTTCTTTTCTACAGTCGAGGTTGTTACCGTTTTTAAAATAGACCATTTCTGAATCAGTCGCGCCCATTATCAATCTACTTAAAATTATCAGTTCATCTTTAATAGTAGACTGCACGATATACGTGGTGCCTTGACTAGTCACCGTCCAAATGTGCTTCGATACCATTTCATATACATCATCATCAACCAATGCAAAATCGCCGTTTTGTAATGGAATTTTTTTGACCATAATAATCGCTCCCTAGAAAAAGTATGGATGGGAAAAATATCCCATCCATTAAATTATTACTTTTTTTTCTTCTTAGGGAAAGGCTTCACTTCAACGTAAACGTGCGTGCCAAATGCGAGCTTAATTTCAATCATCACACGCTGCCCGACTAATTCGTCTTTGTCCTCAATCGAGATGGAAAACTTGTCCTCGAATTTTTCATATTGTTTTTTTTGCTTAACTGGATTAATGAACCATTGCTTTTTCGTTTCCAGGTAATCGGCATACTGCATTTTGCTCGCATAAGTGTCACCATCGTACTCAAATTTGATAAAAATGGCCTTGCCATCGTCAACTACTTCAGAAACCTCGACTTCCATGATTTGACCGACCATATCTTTGTCGAATTTTGCGATAATGTCAATTGGAAATAAACTGTTAAATCGGTCATATGCGTATACATCCTTTCGCTCCCCGATTGCTTCAGCTAATCTGTTAAATGGCAAACCGAAAATTTCTTGTGACCACTGCTCTACTTTTTCAGCTTTTTCATCGTCATCAATAAACTTGTTGTTCGATTGGTCGAACACTTGTTTATTAAAAGTGACCTCGCGGATTTCCCCTCGTTCTTCATCGAGGAACACTAGCAAAGCTCTTTTATCCTCGAAAGTTACATCTACTAACTCCAATTGTTCTAAAAGTTCCATTTAAAATTCCACCTTTTCGATTGTATATTTGATGTTTTTTAACTGCATGAACATTTCTACAGCAGTCAAATCCTTTTCATCCGATAGAGTAATTTGGTACGATTTTTTGATTTGGTTTTGTACAGAACCTTTTAGGTTGTCATTCAGCATTTTTTTGCGTTCTTCGAATTCGTTTACTATTTTTATAGCGGTTGTTAAATCCTTTGTGTCGTAATACTCGGTCAAAATCGCGTCGGCATTCGGTAAGGTTTGGATTACTTTCAAATCCGCATCGATTTTTTCAAGCCAATCAACCATTTCATTTTCAACAGCTGATACAGAAACCGTTTTGTTCAGATGTGCCTGTTTCAAAAATGAATCAAAATTGAAAACCTCACCGAAGGAGTAATGTTTGATTCGCTTGTCAAAGATGGCGGACAAGGAAGCACGCTTTTCATCGCGTTCCCGTTCTTCGAGAACGCGTACCTGGGTGCGGACCAGGTTGTCGGCATTCTTTACAATCCCCAGGATTTCTTTGAGTTGTGTTTCGAATTGGTTGTAAGGTTCGAGCATCTCTTTTTTCACAGCGATACGTTTGCTGTCCATTTCTTTGAGCCGTTTGTTCACTGCTGCGAGTAATTTTTTTGAGGTTTTTATGTTTTCCTCAGTTACTTCGACTTGTTCAATGTTCCTCGCGAGCTCCAGGGCTTGCTCCTTCAAGTTGTCATACTCCTTGAATTCGATAGCACCTGGGGAAACGCGAATCAGCTGAACATCAATGTTCAATAATTCGTTTGTCATAGGAGGTCCTCCCCGAGCTAATATTTCTGATAGTTGTAATGGAAGTGGTTCATGTTGAATGTGGGCTTTGTTATTTTTTCATACACACCCTGGTCCACTCGTCGTTCGAAAAGTAGGTCATGGGTTTTTGGGTAATCTAAATTGCCGTAATTGGGATATGATTTTAAAATTATTCGTGCCTCTTTGTTCAATGGGAATACGTATCGGAACATCAAACCTTGTAACTTGTCGATGCCTTTGTATTCGCAAAAGTCATGGGTTAACCAATGTCGCTTTTTAACTCCATCGAATTCCGCATTTTCAAGCAGTAATGTTTTGGCGCTTCTCGGATGAATTTTTTCACCACTTAAACGGTCCATATAAACTGCTGTTTTGAATTTTCCCAGGTAAGTGAAATTACTTGCCTGGTATACAAATCCGCATTTGCCCATTATTCCGTCGGCCAATGTGTAGAGGAATAAACAATTGGTGTTCTTCTTCATCCACTTAATCAAGGCGGTCATGATTTGGCTCCCGGAATGTCCGTCATTATTGATGACTGGCATAAAGCACATTTTTCCGATTTCTAAGTAATCGGTTGTTAGTAGGTCGTGGTTGCTGAATAATTTTCGAATGGTTTGGAGGGGTTGAGTGCCCCAACCTAATGTGATAACTCCAACCAAACCTCGGTCGTTGTATACACCCAGGTAATGCTTGGTTAGTCGTGGAAGTATTTTTGAGTAGTGGTACCTTTGAATGAAATCAATTGCTTCGTCTTTTGGTATGGATGATATTAGATACATTCCGTCACGACCTTTTAATAAAATCGCGACGATCTGTGCAATTCAATAAGCTGCGATTCCCGGCTCCGGCGGTGGGTAAAATAGAAAGTACGAGCCTGTTGGGTGCTGAGGTGTCGTTTGGCTCCGGCATACGCGTTGTACCCATACCGATTGGGGTTTTCCAAAATAGCCTCCACCTTTTTTTCGCAGTGGTTCGATTCGATAAAGAAGTAATCATATTTCAAATTCGGTGCATTTTCTAATGTAGTTGTGTCGGTTGCATAGATGATGGATTGCCCTTCGACCTCCCATGTGAACCCATAAGTTAAAACATCATGTGGGCAGAGGAACGGAGTGAAAGTGTAATCATCCGTTACGACCGGGAATCCGGCGTTTGCGATTATATTCACCTCGTACAGCTGATGTACTTCATGATTTCCGATGATGATGATTTTTGGAAACAGTTTCTTAATCGCATCGAGTGTACTCGGACGAATGTGGTCGCTATGTACATGGGTAAGCAGTAAATATTTTACGTCGTATAAATGCTCCTTGATTTTTGCAAATGGTACACCGCAGTCAATTAGCACATTGCCAATCAAAACTGAGTTACCCTTACTGCCGGAGCTTATGATTTCATGGTATAAAATGGTTCATTCCTCCTCATGTTCATCTTCGGATTCGGTGCGTTCCATTTCCCTCCATTGTTCACGCGTATAGCCTGTGCGGTTTACAAAGGTGATGTCCGGGTGTTCAATGTCATACATCCAAATCACCTCGATGGATGATATAGATTGCTTCTTGCAAACCGTCGATTAACGTTCCCAGGTTGTCATATCGCTTTCTAATGTTTTCCGGCACCGGTTTACGAGTGTTCAAGTATTCGTAAATTAATTCGTTTGCTGATTGTTCATATTCGCTGATTCGTTTTGAAATTGATTTGATGATTTCGGCTCTAATCGGGTCCATTGTTTTCGCTCCTATTGTCGTTTTATTAGTTTGCTAGATAGAAGTAGACGTTGTTGAAATGTTAATTTTCTTTTCATGGTTCTTCACCTCCTTGCTAAACACGATTGAAAATCATGTTCCAGTTAGTGAGATAAAGGTATAGCGATATAACATGATTTGGAATCATTGTCGGGAGGATAATTGTATGTATTAAATGCCTAAAATTTTATTTGAAGATACACCAAAGTAACGGCAAAGTTTCACCAGGTAAGGAGTTGATATTGAGTAAATGTCCTTTTCCCATTGGGAAACGGTCGTTTGAGTAGTACCCAAAACTTGTGCCAACTCAGCTTGCGTCATTTTACCTTTTCTAGCTCGTAATTCCGCGATTGTTATTAGTTCTTGCACGTTTTCTCCCATTTTTATCCCCCTTTAACACTAATTGTAATTATAATGATATAATACAGGAAATATATAAACAAGTTTGAACGGTAAAAGAGTTAATTTGCCATATTTACCATTATTTTCATTTATTATTTCATTAATTGTATTAAATAGGTAATTCAAATCGCTATATCGTGTTGTTCAACAAGGGGGAACGACTTTTCTATAAAACGCTTTTTCAACGATTTAGGGTACAGCATTTAGTTTTCAAGAACCGGAATCCACAGACTCATACAATACGGATATTGCCATCCCCTGTTCCGATGCACCACATCACGATATATGGCAAAGTCGTTACGAAAATATCCGTATACCAATGATAAAAAGCACCTGGATACCTCCCAGGTGCTTTTACTTATTCGCTCAATATTCTCATTATACGCTCATATGCTTTGAGGGTATTGGCGGTGTACTCAACCGTTTCTTTCGATTTTTTAATCACATCATCGGGAGCATTATCATTCCACTTTTTAATCAAATCACTTTGACGAACAATCAATTCCTCTTTTTCGGATTCGATGACTTGATGAATCGCTATTTTGATATTCACCAAATCGGTCGAGGTCATATCTAAGATGTTAATTCCTTTACAATTTCCCATAGTATCAAATTCAAATTTTAATTTCATGATGTACTCCTAATCAAACCAGTCGGCTTTTTCATATATGCTCTTTGAGGGTTTTTCGTTCGGTATTACTTCGGTGATAGTTGTATTCACCTTCGGCTCCGGGGTTGGATTCGTTCGGAGCTGCGACACCGCATTACCGAATATCAAATGTAGTTGGCGTTGGATTTTAAAATCCATAACGTCAGCCTTGCCTGTCAGTTGAGTTACATGCATGATTAGGTTGGCCAACGATTGTTGAATATTAGATTGCTCGTTTGCCCAGTCGTCGATTGCTTTTCTCTGTCCATCGGGGAGGTTTTCAATTTTGAATGAAATCATTTTTCGCATTTATTTCACCTCGTTTAAAAAATACATTTTCGTTTAGTTCATCAAGGCCGATTGCGTTCAGCAGCGATGCCTCGTCGCCATCAATCCATAGCAATCTCAGTTTGTACATTTTCGTGTAATCAAACAGCTGCTGCTGCAAGTTTTTAAAGACGTTCGTACCGCCGCCGAAAATCACCACGTCGTCGAGATCGTTTTGCAGATCGTTTTCAATCATATCCGCAATAGTATCAAAAATCAGTGATTCCTGTTCAAAAACTGCGGAAATCAACTCGTGGTTGGCTTCATTGTGCCACTTGTCGTTAATATCTAAAATTTTATCCATAAAATTAGCTCGAGTAAGGTTGGCTCTAAAATTGTAATGCGTTTTGAACGAAGTCATCGCCTTTTCGCTCGCGTGACCGACGCCCAGGCGAACCCCTCGCGATTTGGTTACAATCGGTCGGCCGTTTACGATATAAATTAGCTCAATAGTGCCGTCCCCAATATCAATAAACAGCAACTTACGTTTCGTAAAATGCTCCCCTGTAAACTCAACTCCATACAGCTGATTATACTTTTCGAACATCGCAGCCGGAGCATTCGCCAGGGCGTAAAATGCCGGGATTCCCTCCTGTACCACTTTGGCGGCGACCACTTTTACCGTTACAGAAACTTGGCGACCTTCCCCGATGTACACTAGGATTACATGGCTATCGATTAACTTATCCTCCAGGGCCTTTGCAGCAGCTTTCGAGTAGTCAAGAACCGGAATAGCCGTCATATATTCCATCTCTACGACCATCGAAGGTGCGAGCTCCCCATTTTGCTTATAATGATTTTGCACCGCAGCAACAGCTATCATCGCGAGCGGCTGTACAATTGAAAGGTCGCGCTCCGATTTTCTATGCTGACGAACGTTGAAGCCGATGCCTCCGTAAATATTGGCCACATCGCCCACTGCATATAAACCGCTGCGAATAAGCGCCGGGCTCGAAATATTCACCACGATATTTTTGTGCAGATTAGTCACAAGGTAATCAAGGTCCTCATCTTCGAACTTCGGTACTGCCGGCAAGTAACTGATTACGGACGGTTGTTTGCGCGCCCGTTTATAAATGCCATCCCGGTAAATAATTTTTGTAGACGAATTCCCAACATCGCCGTTACCTTTTGAGTTTTCAATATTCAATTTTAGTTACCTCCAAATATATATTTTATAATCGCCAAATGATTATATATTAATTATATTCAATAAAACAACCCTTCATGATTACAAAATATATATTTTTTATACATTCGGTATATCCCAAACACTTCCGATAGTTAGTCGCTTCTTCGCCAGGGCATATTCATCCCCTTCGACCAATCGTGGTTCGTTTTCCCAGTCGTCGTAGCAATCCGCGATTTGATTTTTCGTATATTCATCGAGCTTGTTGTTCAAAATACCATCAAAGTAGCCAGTCGGATTTCGTAGCGGTTTCAGTTCATTGGCAATTCGGCGTTTCGTTTCGGAAATCAAAATTTGCACAGATCGTTTCGCAATATCGAATGGCGGTTTTTCGTAATATCCGCTCGTTTTACCCTTCCATGCTCCATATAGCTTGTAGGCCAATTTTTTATCCGGGTATAGTCCGTCTATTCGTTCACGCAGCTGTTGGTATTCGGTTTTTGATTCTTTGAAGTCAATTACTTCCGGTTCATTTTTGCTTACCGGCTCCGCTTGCGGATACGTATTTAAATCTTTCAATCTTGGTAGTTCTAACAAGATAGTTATTGGTTCTTCAATTTTCACGCCCTGGGGTTCTTCAATTGTGCGAGTTTTTGAAACAATTCTGTCAGTTTCGAAAGCCTCGGGCGTCAATTCCTCGAACCTATTAAAGCGGTATACACTATGTTTTTGATATTTATTTTTGTTGTATTGGTGCAGTATCGTTATCAAATTTAGCTTTTTCGCCTTTCGCAGCATCCGGTCGAAAGTGGACCTCGATATACCGAAGGCGTTCTCCCGGTGTGTCGCTGCGACTACAGTTTGCGCCTTGGCCCAGGCCACCCCTATTGTATCGGGGCTCAGTTCCGAATACGCGAATTTCCTAAACTTGTTCAATGCCAGGTACTCCGATTTTGTAAATTTTTCTTTATGGAAAAACATCGTTTGTTCGAAGTGGCTATTAAATTCCTCTATAGTTTCAAATTTTGAAAGCGAGTAGTACCGTTTTTGTTCGGCATAAATGGCTAATGCGCCCATACTTTTTCCCTCCAGGTACATGAAAAAAGACATATGAGTCGCTTCTTTCCCGACACAAATGCCTTCCTGGAGTTATACCTCATGAACCTTTTTTCGTATTTTGTGGCGTTTTTCTGTTTTTCGCTTTAAAATACTTGTTAATTTTATAGAAACCCTATAAAATAATATTTGTTATCGCTTTTAAAAAGTCGTAAACAAACATATAATTCATGTGTATAACAGGAGCAAATTGTATCGTGGGTGGTTCACGATTCAATTGGTTTTCATTGGGTGTTGGTCGCACCCGGGAAACCCCTGTTTTTTTCACGTTCAATTTTTATTTAACCAAATCATACCACCCTATTGGGTTGGTATTCAACCGCTCGGCAAACAATGAAGTAAATCTGCTCTAAAAGTAGAAATTTATCGCACAGGCGATTGGTTTTTGCTTTTATTTTTTTTGCTATATTATAGTATACGATTTGATTGGGATGAATATGAAGGGGGGGGGGGCGCAAAGCCTGGTGGAATAAGAAAAACCCCCGGCGTACCAGGGGCGGTTTTATTATATCTAAATATAGTTAAGGAAAATCCAGTTTCGGTCCTCGTCGTCGGCTAATCGACCATGTATAGCGTAGTCATCCTTTTCCCCGAGTTTGGTTACTCTAAGTAGCACCTGCTCGCCTACTTCGAAATGCACCGAGGTTCTTGTACCTTTACCTTCCATGTAATAATAGCCTTCGGTTTCTAACACCGGTTTTACTTCTTCAATAGCACCTTTGAGTATATCTTCCACCTGTTCAGCTATTTCGTGAAACTCCCACATTAACACTTTCACATATTCATCCATACGTTCTACTCCTTCCGGTTATTTTATAAAAAAGGGCGATTGCTCGCCCTATGGTTCAGTATGTCCAGGCTTGGTAAAAGCCACCGCCTATTATAGTTAATACCTCATCATCCTCTTCCGGTGGCGTTCCTATCCAATAACTGCGTGATATTTGGAAACAATGCTCGTCGCGTATTACTACCGATTGTTGCGTATACGCAATCCCCTGTTCTGCTATTTTTTTCGCCTCGTCCAAATCCGCCACTTCGACTACGTGTTTCACGCCCGTTAAATAATCAATAATGTACTTTTCCATTTCCTTAACCCCTTCCGGTTATTTTATAGGGTTATACCCTATACTATAATATACGCCCATATGGGTTAAAATATACCTCTTTAGGTTAAAAATTTATATTAATAATTTCCCCGATATTAGGGTAAAACTAAAAAAAAGCCACCGCTAAAATTAGCAGCGACTTTCTCACTTTTGACTACTTCTTCTTGTTTTTCTTCTTTTTCTTGTTAGGGTACGAAGGGAAATTGTACTTCTCAGTTTCCAGGCGCATCCCATCTTCGATTTCTTTCAAGCGGTCCTTGTTCATATAAAATCACCCCATAAAAATTTTAATATTAGTATGCCCTGGCGCCGGATTTTTAAACAGGTATACTCCCCCACCGCCGAACATAAATTGTAATAATCCCTGGGAGCGAAAGAATGATTCCCAGGGCTAACTTAAAAAAATGGGGGGTATAAAACGCTTGAGAGAAGGGCAGAGAAGGGTTCGGTCTGACAAAAAGAAGGAGGTAAAAGCCACGATTTCGATAGGTTTAAAAGATGCGATTTATCGATTGAGTTACATCACAAATACTCCGGTTAAAGACGTTTGCGAATTTCTAGTTATGGAGGCGATGCTTGAACGAACTGTGCTAGAAAACCTCTCCATTTACTTCATCCACCCACTCAAATTCGAAGATACGGTTTTTAGAGGGCATTTAGACAACGAGCCGGTAGATAAGAGAATCCGAGGTGAGCGGACCGGTAAGGTTACTATAACTTTCACCTCCCATACTTACGAGGATATTTACCGCTTGTCATATGCCCTGGCGGTCAGTCCGTCTAGGACGGTTGCGCTCCTTTTGGAACAAGCGATTTTAAATATTGATATCGTAAACGAATACATCAAGCAGCACCTCAAAAAGCAATTATCGGATTACGAATTGGGCGAGTTGAAGCAGCTGCTGCGACATATCAATCGGAACGGTTCAACCCACTACTCCTGGGCCTCGTTTTTGGCGCATATCCAGGACACCGCCGGTTCCCCGATGCGTCAGCTTTGGGAGGTCGTGCGTGAATTTTTAGGCGATAAAAAATAAGAAAAACCCTCCGGTTTGGAGGGTTTGTTTTTTATAGGTCGTCGTCTAAAGATTTATCGTTTAAAATTTCATTCAAGTCCTGGAGTACGTTTTCGTAGGCGTTAAGCTCGCCTTTCAGTTGGTGCGCTATAAATGCCACATGGTCGCCCTTGGCTTTGTATTCCGCCCAGTCCATTGCAGTAATCGCGATGCGGTTGTTCAATAATCGTCTAAAATATTTTAGTCGGTACTCCGTCATACCGCTTCCGTTGTTTAGGATTCGCACACGATCTGACGCGCTTTGTCGGTCCGGTTGGTCGCTATCCGTATGCCAGGAGCCGTCGGGGGCGTAAAAGCCCACCGTATACAGCCCCGGCTCCGAGTTTAGGTATACCCAAGTCGGTGTCGCCATATTAGTTGTCCCCTCTCGCTAAGGCTACTTGTTTACTAAAGTTGGCTTCCATGAAGGCGTGCGTTAAAATCCAGGTACTGCCCGAGCGTCTTGCCAAGCCTTGTGCCACCCACTCGTCGATGCGTTCCTGTCCTACTACCGATGGCTTTAGCTTGCTCTTTACCGTATGCACGTTCATTCCGTAAAACTCCGCTGCTTCCGAAATAGTCATAATTTCATCCAATGTAAATTTAGGTTTGCTCATATTAAAATCCCCTTTTCGTTTTTATATTATAGTATATGCCCCGACCGGGTAATGTATACCTTTTGAGGTTAAAAAAGTTGGGGAGGTCACCCTCCCCGGTTGGTTATAAATGTTTTACTTTGGCTTCTAGCTGTGCGTTTAGCTCCCCTTCTACGAAGGCTTTGTATAGCTTTACCGCCCGGTCTTTATCGCGCGTTGTATCGAGGTGTATTTTATTGCCCGGTCCTCTCGCTGTTATTATGAATACTGTAGGTCCGACCGTATTGTCCTCCTCGATTCTTACCGTTTCCGTTAGGCTGATTTGTACTCCGTTTAGGTCTAGCTCATGTAATACCATACTATCCGCTCCCTTTGGGTTTGTTTTTGGTTGCCGGTTGTTCTTTGCTGTATACTATATTATATGCCCGTTTGGGTTAAAATATACCTGGTTAGGGAAACTTTTTTTTATATATTTCGGCACAAAAAATCCGGGTACCAGGTACCCGGGGCTGTTTAGCGGTTGCGAGCCTCCGCTACATATTTTCTTAGTAGTTTCGCATCCTCTAGCTTTTTGTAGTATTGCTCGCAAGCCTCGTCGAATGTTTCTTCCGTAGCTATGAAGCGTACTTTGAAGCCTCCTCGCAAATCCTCTGCGAATTTCGCTTTTGAGCTGTACTCGTCGCTTTTTATTACGTGTAGCTCCTTCGTTACGATGTCCGTTACGCTTGCCATGAATACCTTTTTCTTTGCCATACTATCCGCTCCCTTGGGTATATTTTTTAGGCTGTTTCCCTATCGCCTATACTATAATATATGCCTAATCGGGTTAAAATATACCTCATTGGGGAAAAATAATTAAAAAAATATAGAGGGGTTTCAGCCCCTCTTTTAGTAGTTCTCGTTACCCTTCACCGCTTCTACTACACGTCTGTATATTTCGACCGCCGTATCGTAGTCGTTTGTATTAGCTATTATTCTATTTGTTTTTTCCAGGTCCCTTGCTCGTATACCGTATGTTAGCGATACGCCCCGGAAATTGAAACATACTTCTATTAGGCTAATAATCACCCCTTGAATATTGGCTTTTTTTACTATCATACTATCCGCTCCCCCTTGGCTTTTTTAGGCGGTTTCTTTATCACCTATATAATAATATATGCCCGGTTGGGTTAGGATAGACCTGGTCGGGGATAGTATTTTTACAAAAAGAAAAACCCCCGTTTTACCGGGGGTTGTTTGCCTATGCATGTACAAAGTTTAGGAAAAACCAACTTCCGTCCTCGCTTGCGCATCCTTCTATATCGAAGCCTTCTTCGTTGCCATATTTGGCTACTCTTAGTAATACTCGCTCGCCTTCTTCGTAGTTATCCGCTCGCCATGTCGCTTCGCCTTTGAAGTAGTAGTAGCGGTCGTTTTCTAGTACCGGCGTTACCCCCTCAATCCATCCTTCTAGCATATCCTCTGCCTCGTTACCTACTTCCTCGATGTCCCATGTTAATACCTTTTCTACTTTTTCCATACTATCCGCTCCCTTTGGTTTTTTATAGGGTACCGTTTGGCTTGTTCCCTATACTATAATATATGCCTAATTAGGTTAAAATATACCTGGTTGGGGAAAAAATATTTAAAAATAATAAAAAAAATATGGTGGGGTTAATCCCACCATTTTCTCGCTTCTAGTAATTTTTCTACAGCCTCGACCGTCGTAGCCTGGGCATGGGGTTCGTACCATTCATATTTCTGTACCAATTCGTGGTCCGTAATTTTGGCGCTTGGCGATGTCCAGGGGAAATTCGCCGGTCCTACATATAGCGCCTGGTTCGGCTCGTCTACGAAGATCGTTACCGCCCCCTTGCTCGCGTTGAATTCCGCTACTACCGATTCAATATTGCCCTTTGTGATTCCGTTTACTTTCATACTATCCGCTCCTTTTGGGTTATTAGGTTTATAGGGCTTTTCGTTTTTCCCTATACTATAATATATGCCCGATTGGGTTAAAATATACCTGCTTAGGGATAATATTTTTCACAAAAAAGGGAGGGCGTTTTGCCCTCCGGGGTTGCTATTTGGCTTCTGCTTCTCGGCGTAGGTTGTTATCTACTACATCGTCGAACCATCGACCGCCGTATTCGAATCGGGGTATAGTTACTTTTACTAAGTCTATATGCCCCGGTTCTATTACTAGTATAGTAAGGTCCTCCGGGTATGCGTTATCCCCCGTTAGGGCGTAGTGTTCGTTCATTTCCGCCCCTTTTATCCAGTTTAGTTGTACCTCGTCCACCTGGTTGGCGCCCAGTTCGTGTAGCCAAGTTTTTATGAAATCCGCGTTTTCTACCGTTTGGCTAACCCCCTCAAAAGTTAGTGCTGAGTTTTCGTAAAAATACTGAAATCTTGTCATACTATCCGCTCCTTTGGGTTTTGGTTTTATAGGCTATTTCCTTGTTGCCTATACTATAATATATGCCTGGTTAGGTTAAAATATACCCAAATAGGGAAAGTTTTTTTAAAAAAATTACAAATAAAAAAGGGGCTCGGCGCCCCTGGGGTTTTATAGGTCCTCTAGTATTTTTTGTACTTCCGCCTCGGTTGTTTTATCGCCCGTCCCGTACCCTTTTACTACTAGCTCTATGTGGTGGTTTAGTTGTGCCGGGTGCGTCCAAGGGCTGTTTGGCTCCGCTACATATACGTGGTTTTCGTATTCGTCCAGGTATATTGCCTTTGCCCCTTCGCTTTTGTTGTACTCTTTTACCGCCGTTTTCAATCCGCTTACTTTCATCATACTATCCGCTCCTTTTGGGTTATTTTAGAGGCTATTTCCTGTTTGCCTCTATAGTATAGTATATGCCCGATTAGGTTAGAATATACCTCATAAGGTTAAAAAAATTAAAAAAAAAAATAAATAAAAAAGGGGCTGCGAGCCCCTGGGTTAGTCTATATATACCGATTCGCAAATGGTACACTCGCTGACTTCGATTGGTAGGTTATCCGCTCCGATTACGGTATACGTGGTGCAATCCGTCCATCCGCCACAATTTTCGCAATATACGACATCCATATTTTTTCCGCTCCTTTCGATATTGGGTTTTATAGGTTATCGCCTATACAATAGTATATGCCTGGTCGGGTTAAAATATACCCGATTGGGGGAAAACTTTTTTAGAAAAATCGCATCAAAAAAGGGGAGGTTTCCCTCCCCGGTTGGGCTATAGCTTGTATTCGTGTAGTACGTACTTTGTTAGTCCGTCTACCGTATACCGCCCGTCTACCGTGTACAAAAAGGCTGTACCCTTTTGTATATCGGCTATTATTTCCTCCGCTTGGCTATAGCGTAGGGTTTTTATTTGTCCCTCCTCTTTCCAGGTTCTGTTTAGTAGTACCTTTTCTATAAAGGCTACTCTGTTCTTGTTTACTACTCTCATGCTATCCGCTCCCTTTGGGTTATTTTTTAGCCGTTTTCCTTACCGGCTATACTATATTATATGCCCGATTGGGTTAAAATATACCTTATTAGGTTAAAAATACTAAAAAAAATAAATAAAAAAAAGAGGGCTTTGACGCCCTCCAGGTTTTGTTACTTATTCAATAGCTCGTTCAATTTTCCCTCGTCCAATCCGAAGCGGGCGCTCAGCTCGGATACTATACGTTGCTCGGTTTTTACCAATTGTTGGCTCATACGCCCTCCGTTATGCGCTACTGTTACGGCTATATCGACCAGGTCGGCAATAAGCCTTTCGCTCGATTTAGCTTTGATTTCCGCTAATTTCATATTCATTCCTCCTTGGGTTATAGGTTGGGGAGGTTGCCCTCCCCGGTTTATTATAGCGATACTGGCTCGTCTAGCTTTATCGGGAAGTCTGCTCTATTGTAGCCTTGTCGTTGTAGTACGTATTCGTACCAGTCGTCCCATCCGTTCCATACGTATTCCATGAAAAGTTTTCCCTCGGCGTTGGCTATTACGTGGGCCGCTTCGTCGCCGTATGTTTCGTGTTCTAAAAGGTATAGTACCTCCACCTTACCGTTTATTACGTATTTCCGGCCCTCCGTTATGTTATACCAGGTACCTCGGTGCCCCTCTACTTCCAAGCCTTCTACTTCGAATTTTCTTACCATGTTTATTACCCCTTTCGGTTATATTTTATAGGGTTTTTGTTTTACCCTATAGTATAGTATATGCCCGATTGGGTTGATATATACCTAATTGGGGAAAAGTTTTTTCTTCTATTATAATGTCGGGAAACGCAAAAAAGCCCATCACCGTTATAATTAACGATAATGGGCTCATAACTTATTTCATAAATGTACGATTTACCACCGCTGCGAAATAGCTGAGTAATTGTATATCATTATACTTTTCGATTTGCTCATCGGTGTGAGTGTCGCCTATTACCTTGTGTCCCCTGGCTTTTCGTAGTAATTGGCGGATTTCACTTCGTCCGCTTACACTTAAAAATTTCAAATCAACCACCTCCGGTTCCCGAGAAGGAGCAGAGCCTCCAACGTATGTCATGAGCTCTGCTGCGATACCTAGTGCAATTTTCTCGAAATCGCGTCGGTAAAGGGCGACGTCCACCGTACTATTAACAAAGCAAACTTCGATTAGAATTGCCGGCTTGTGTGTACCGTTCAAAAAAGCAAGGTCCGTTCTTTGCTTGGCGCCTCGGTCGATTAGACCGGACGCATTTGAAATGGCTTTGCTTACTTTCGAAGCCAGTGTCTTTTCATTGTAGTACAGCACCTCGGTACCAATTCCGCGTTGATCTGTGCCACTTGACGAATTGAAGTGGATTGAAACATCCAATTGACGGTTCGTCAAATTGTGCTGACGCACCAAATATGACAAATTGTCCGTCTTGTTTTTCGACGTGTTATCCTCGACGTAATTAGTTGTGACACCATTTGACTTTAGAATCTCGACAACACGTTTTGTCAATTTTCGCGCCTCGGTTACTTCGTCAATGATTGCACTTGCGCCAGTGCCGGGAGCCCAATGACCGGGACTAATAGTTATCATTTACCGTCACCACCTGGGGTTTCAGATTTGTTTTTTACGATTAATAATAAATTTTGAACATACTGCGGAATCGGTAATCCCAATGCGACGCCATTTTCGGTGATGCTTATAAGTTCGAGTACAGCCAATGCCACAGCTACTCCATCGCCGGCATACTCAATCCCTGGTATTACAAGCGAAATCAAATAAACGGAACCGACGAGTAATAAGTAATAAATTTTTCTAGCTACTCCGAAGAAACCGATGCGACTATTCAAACTGTGGTTAATCGCAGCACTCAATAATCCGGTAACGTAATCAATCGCCATCATTCCTATTAGTACGGTGACCGCCAATCCCAAGCCATCTACCGCATAAGAAACGATTGAAGCCACGAAGCCGACGAACATAGCGAAGTATTTATCCATGAAGCACCACCTTTTGTAAGGTTTTTGTACAAAACGAAAGGCGCCTGTGCGCGTTCGAGTTGGACCACTATACGTGGAACCGATTTTCGAATACGCTCAGCGCCTTCTGACAGCTTAATATTATTGTAAAATTTTATTTCCCAGGAGCTCGAGGTACTCACTCAAGGTATATTGTGTCTCATCGTACTCCCAACCGGTAAATTCATCCGATTCAATACGCTTAATATTGGAGCGAATGTAAACTGTGTCCACATTTACTTGTAATTTTTGCACAGTTACCTGGGAACCTTGCACTTTTTCGAGTAAAATCATAAATTTTACACCCCTTTTTTATAAGTACATAATACGTCCTACGACTTCACTGCCGTAACCATTAGGTTGAGAAAGGCGCAACGCATAACTTCCTCCACTAGAACCACTACCGTGTATGGCACCAAAAATTGCATAACTATTTTCATACAATCGACCGTTATCGCAAAAGTTAGTGGACGAGGTACCATTTGCTTCTTTGATAATGAACCCCAATTCGGAAGTCCCTTGGACCTTTGAAATGTAACCATCAATCCTTGCTGTTAATCCGGAAGGATAAAGGTCATATCCAAAACCATCGTTATTGAATTGTGCCGGAACCTTACAAGTTAATATATTGAAATTTTCGTCCGTTTTAATTCCGTCTATCCAATAACGATAGTTCCCATAAAAGTCCTCGATTCCCAAAAGTTTAACCTGTCGGCTCGATGATTGGTCGATTTCGAATAACCCTTTGTTAATCGTATCCCCGGTCGGTTTGTATACCTCTCCATAGGTGTGACCTTTTCCGTAATACTCCTGGGAATGGAGGTGCTTGGCATAAATCAGCTGTAATAATTGTAAAACGAGCATTTGGTAGAAACCGAGCACATTATATCGATGACCATTCGCCCGAGCGTAATTGCGAGCTTCTGCAATAGTAATTCGACCGGTAGGTACTTGTTCGCTCCACGATTTAAGTACATTATTATGGTTATATCCCAGGAATGCCCCAACATAAAATGCGTCGCGATATTCCAAACCATCAAAATGTCCATAAGCCTTATATGTTTCATCAACCTGGGCGTCGGCAATTTTACAGTACAAAATGTCCCCGACAGTTTCGATTTTAAACCATACTCGAGGAATTTTAATCATCACATTGTCACCGCTCGTAATGTTCACCGGATTACCGTTGATGTCCTTACTGAAATCATTTTTTGTGAGCTGTGCCGTTTCATTACCATCCCCATCCAGTAATACAGGGACGATTGCATTGAAAGGATAATAGTTGTCCCACACCTCTCCAGGTACCATTACAATTGCATCGTCCGTATAAGTGACGCACGTTTTCGGATTTGAGTTGTTCAGATCAATTGCAACTCCATAAATTTTAGGCTTTTTCTTTTCGTCGCGAATTTGTCCATGAAGCATCAAAATGTAGTTGATATCCATTACAGCACCACCTTGCTCGTAATGTTCCCGTTGGAATCGTAAGTCAACACCCATCGCACCGTTTTGGTTACGGTCATACCTGTTGTATTGTAATACTTCCATTCACATTTCAAGTAATCACCATTCGCATTTGGTTCGGTCAAAGTTGAAGTGAGGTATAAGGTACCGTCGGCACGCTTCAATTCCACCAGGCGGTAAATGTCATTTGAATCAACGTCGCTCGCATATTGATTGAGGGTGTCCTGGGAGATGTAATCCAAGAAATCGCTTTGTTTCACTGCTCCCACATCTGTAGCTGTTAAATTCACAAATCCGGATTTCCCGTTCACACTTTGAACAGCCCCACCTTCGCCACCGGATAAAGTACCTGGTACGAATTTACCCTCGTCAACATCGAAGTATTGATAAGGTAAAACCGAACCGAAGGCATCACGAAGTAATTTGTGTTGTCCGAAATCAATGTTTGAAGTGTCCCCATTGGCCAACACCGAAAATGAACCGTCTGTATTCATGGATTGAGGGATTACCCCTCCAAAAGCATCACGTATAAGTTTTGTCATGTAAGCACCACCTTTTAAGGATTTTCGTATACTGTATAAGTAACTTGTACATTCGTAGTTGGGAAAGGTAATTTAAAACCGTTTTTATCCATGTAGGAATTGGGAGTGTTGAGTCTCAAGTGGTATGCACTTCCTAAAGATTCACCGTTATTCATTGTGAAAAACACGTATAGATTATTGGTATCGGCCTTTGTTTGATATCTATTACCCTCAGTCGAATAAGCTCTTATTTCTATTCTTCTAGGTGTAAATCCGAAATCTTCATTGACTTGGACATACCACATATCTCGTTCTGTATTTGATTCGTATCTAGCAACTTTGAAAGGTTCTTGATTAGTTGATGGAGATGTCAGACCATCATAAGTTCGTCCGTAACTAACATAATTCAATTCATCGAAAATTTCTTCCCAAGTGCTCCCACTCCAAATAGCCAAGTTATCATCGATTTGCGATAGTATCGGAATTAATCGTTGTTTGACACTATCGCCAAGCTGAAAAGATTCGATAATCGCATCCTGGACATTGGTCGCACTCATCTCCGGCGGACCTTGGAACGCTAATTGGTCAGCTGTAATAATGGTCCCAGGAGGTGAGCTTTCCAAAGTGCCCGGAACAAACTCTTTCTGTTGAACATCGAAGTATTGTTGTGGTAATACCCCTCCGAAAGCGTCTCGAAGTAACTTATACTTTCCGAAATCAATGTTTGAAATATCGCCGTTCGCCAGGACTGAAAACGTCCCATCGTCATTTTGAGTTTGAGGGATTATACCTCCGAAAGCATCCCGAATTAATTTTTCCATATCAAGCAACACCTCTTTTATTCATATTGTTCCTCGGAACGACCATAACCGTATAGAGGAATATATTCGCATTTCATGATTGTAACTTTGGCAATGTGTATACTAAAGTCGCTTTGTACATATTCCGGTGTGTACTCGGGATAAGGGAATTTTACACGAACATAAATCTTGTCACCTTCCAATTCCAAAGGTTTACTCACATATCTCCCTTGTCCCCATGTCAACAGTTCCCGATCAGCATTATAAAACTCACTGACTAAATCATCGTTTGCCTGGACTGTAAAATCGTAGGTCCATCCTCGAGTTCCATGTAATACAAAATAACGCTCAGTAACAGTTTTCCAAGTGAGGCTTGAGAAGTTAAAAGCTCCACTTGTAAGGACTGCTGCGGTTTCAAAACTAGCGCTCATTCAAGCACCTCCTTCATCATCACAGAAGGTCATGTCGACGCCCATAGCCATAAATAGGTGAAGCAGTACAGTATACAATAGTAGGTTCCTCCAATGGAGGAGCTTCATATTCTGTAATAAGTGCTTCGAAAGTTACACGCGAGTCTGGATTACTATAACCCCTTACTTTGAAATAAGTAAGTTCAGTTCTTGCAGTAAAAGTAATCAAAGGGTTAAAGTCGCCGGCACCATCATCATCGCTTGCAAATTCAGTCCCCGATGAATCATAAGCATGTGCGTAATAATCGTGCTCATTACCAAATGTACGGAACGAGTATTGATTACCGACCACAGTTGGGAATACAAAAAATCGCTCTGTTTCAGTATTCGAAATGAAGCTAGAATACCTTTCACCGAGCGTTAATTCTAATGCGTTTGACATAGTTGTTCCGCTCATTTTTTACCTCCTAATTAGGCGTCGCATATTCGAAAGGGTCACAAATTGCAGTCATACTGACTTCACAATCTTGAATAGGCACCCCGGTAGGGACTACAAAAACCCCGGTGCACTTACTATTTACCCAATGCAACTCGTAATAAACAGTGCCTCCGTTATTACCGGAAACATAAGTGTCCGATAATGTAAGTTGAACTGAAATTACTCGGTCATATGGGCGAGTAAATTCGAAAAACGTGCGTGCATATATTTCAGTTCTACCGGCTTCGATTACATAATCGACCGACATTTTCTTCCCATCAACAGTTGCCGGCTTGGATGAGTAATCCGATTTAGTGAAACTTGCCACACCATTTGCGAGCTCTATATTTGGGAGCGCTTTTTTGAACGGATCGTACTCAATAGAAATTACCCTGTCAGTACGATTGATTAGGTAATTGTTATCGATTAACGTCAAGGTATCCCCCAATTTAATATCGTATAATTCGAGAGGTCTGTTCGATTCATCTGTTACATGATTAAGGTCCAGGACTTCGATTTCGTAACTACGAGTTACTCGTCCGGGTTTTACCGTTTCGATATATTCAGTCATCCCCACAATATTTTTCCCAACCTCGAGTTTAAGACCATTGTTATGTCCTCGTCGGGGGAGTAGCGAAACGTTGAAACGAGTCCACTTTACTTCCATATTTAAGTACGCTGCGAATTCATTAATTCGGCTTCTGTAACCTTCAGTTGAAGTTGTGAATTTGTGTTCGACATAACCAAGGTCACTCGTCAAAGTGAATCGAGAGCCGGATAACATTTCCAAAATAATCTCTCCTGCAGTTCCTTGGTAAGTGTCCTCGGTCCATTCGTAACTTTCGGTTTCTTCATTCCAAAAATAAGGTTTTGGTACATTCAATTCATACGAAACGTGCTCACACTCCACATCCATTTCCAAGTTTTGAAGTTGGCGACGCTTGGTGATTCGTTGAACGTGGAAATAGTCACCATCGCATTCAATTATGCGTGGAGTGTAAATGTTACTTGCGTTTGTATATGGTAATAATTTGAATGAAAGGGTATATGGTCCGTTGATACTTTGAGATATTTTCACATCGAAAACGTCCGGAACGATTGAGTAAACATTTTCAGCATCGGCATCTAATACGGTAATCGATTGAGTGGAATCCGGATTCGGTACTTCCTCCGGCGGTTCACCTTCATCAGCCGGTTCCCCTTCTTCAAAAACAATAGGTAATAATGTTATACCGAATGCGACAACTAATTCGTCTAAAAATAAATCTCCTGTTTCTTGATTTTGGTATTCTACGAACGGACGCGGTGTAATTATAAAAAAGTAAACATCCTTTTCGTTATCGAAGGGAACAGTAAAATCGTAGTGCATCTCACCTTCTATACCTCCGATGTCGATATACGGTTCGGACTTATCAAGGTCATACACGTTTACTACAGTCAAATAGTGATTTGAATACTCGTCATTTAACCCAATTCTTAGATTGGGTAAAAATGCTTTTAACCTAACTTGATTGGGGGAAATGAGAGCCGTATTACTGTAAAAATTACCCTTAATGTAGTCCGAATCGTCAGTTAAATAATCTAAAATATCAATTGAGGTGTCAGCCAATCCATTATTAATTAAATAATCTTTAGCATTCATTTAAAATCAACCCCCACCAACCGGAAGGAATGTAGGTCGGCATCGAAATGAAATTTCAAACGTTCCAAACGGCAAGCGTACATCTTCCAAAGTGATGGCGCTCACCATGACCGCCTCCCGGTAATAAGTATCATCATCATCAAAAATCAAAGGTTCCCATTTAGTGGTTGTCAGCCAGTTATCCAACATCCGTCCATACCGACGAGCGCTAATATGACTCGGTCGTTCAAACCAAACTTGTATTGTTTCGGTGATGTCTTTAGCTGTAGCATCACGAATCATAACGCTTCCGGATTTGTTCGGGATTTCCACGAAAGTATGGTTTTTTTCAGCGACGAGAACCGGGTTGGTTCTAATCGCTTTTATATATAAATCGCTTGAGTGCGTGCCGTTAAAGATAAATCCTGTGCTCATAGATTAACGCCCCCTCACATCGCGTTGTTTCATTTCATAAAGATTTCGATTCGTATGTTTGGCGATGGCATTTGCAACTAATCGTCCATCAATGTGTAATGGAACGTTGATTGTAATTTCTTCACCGCCACCCAACATCGCTGCAGTTTGCTTCGCAGTATGCACCTTACTCGCAGTCGGGAGTGTAACGAGCTCAGGACCTTGCTCGCCCACCAATGCAACTCCGCCTTTGAAGTAATTTGTACCACGTGCGAGCATCGGGATTTCCGGGATTGCAAAGTTTTTCCCTCCGGCATAAGGTACCCAATCGGGAATCTTCATTTTATTAACACCTTTGATGAAGGTATTCAGTAATTTAATAAGCTCGTTCGTTGGAGTTTTCACTACACCCACCAGGGCTTTCGAAACGTCCTCGATTACTTTAAACCCACCTTTGAACACGGATTTAATACCTTTCCATAACTTTCCGAAAAACGGTCCGATTTTCGTCCAGTTTTTAATTAGCTTCGGAACGATTTTAATAAGCAATTCGATGGCTAACATAATCCAACCGATAGGTCCGCTCAATCCGAGGAAGCCTCGAGCCACCCAAGGTAAAACCTTAGTTGCGAATTTGGTGAACAAAGGGATTACTTTTCCGAGTGATTTGAACAATCCACCGGCTTTTCCTCCACCTTTACCGTCATCTCCACCGCCACCAAACATTGATGAAATCGTGGAAACAATCGGTTTCAATATTCCAAACGCTCCGGCTAATCCCCCCACCGCAGTTACGAGCGTAACGATTAGTGCAGTTAAGCCAGGAAATGCAATCATCAAACTCGCCACTTTATCGATGATGAATGCGAATATATCCAGGACTGGACGTAACGCTTCGAGTAATTTACCGAATGCGTTTTGTAAGTTGACCGTAGCACTTCCGTCATTTAATTTTTTGACCGCTGCGTCAGCTTCATTCGTAGCCTTATTGAATTCGTCCATACTATCCTTTGAATTAAGAAGCGTATCAATAATCTTCTGACCTTCGTCCTCCCAACGAGTACCGAACAATTCAATACCAATAATGTTCTGTAAAGTCGCATCTTCGATTCCGTTCAGCCAGGTAACCATTTCTTCGAATGCCTTTGTTCCTTGTTCGCCACCGGATGAGATAGCTTTACCCCAACTCTCAAGTTGCGATTCTAGTCCTTTAAATTGAGCAGTGTCCCGAGGGGTTGATGCTTCCTTCAACTTTTGAGCGTTCATTTTACGGTAGGATTCCAATTCGGATGCGTGAGCTTCACGAACAGCCTCCATTTCGTCATTCAAACGTTCACGCAATGCGTCCTTTTGGTCCTGGTGACGTTCACGCAAAGCGTCTCGTTCAGCATTATTGATTTCACGAAGTTGCTCTTTTTTAAGGTCGAATTCCGATTTTAAAGCATCTTTCTTCTCATCATAAATGTCCTTAACATCGTTTTTCTCATCTTTGAGTGCTTCGACCTTTTCTTTTCGCTGTTCCTGGAGAGCTTTCATTGTCAGCTGTGCTTCAAACTTGGCAAGCTCCTCTTGTGCTTTTTTACGGTCATAGTTGGTGCGTGCACGTCCCACGTTTTCTTCCAACTCGGCACGTTTTTGAGCATCTTCCTCAGCTTGAGCTTGTTTATTTTCAGCATCAGTTAAAGCCTGGAGCGATGCAATTTCATCATCGATCGCTTTGATTTTGTTGTACTTTTCCTCGTCGATGATTTTCAGCTTCGCCATATATTCTTCGTCGAGTAGCTTTAACTTTCGTTCTGATGATTTTTCGAATGCTCGCATTTCAGCATCTAATGATTTTTCTAGTTGTCGTTGCTGTGCGTCATGCGATTTCGTTAATGCCTTCTCTTGATTGGCGAGGGATTTACTTAGAGCTGTTTCTTTTTTATCGAAACCGTCCCTCATGATTTCCAATTCTTCTTCACTCGCTGCTTCAATTATGCCTGTAACTTTTCGTAGATTGTCCTTCATACCTTCCGACAATCCGTTTCCAAACTCCGCTGCTCGGATTCGCCCTTCTTTGAGGCCGTCCAAAAGTGAATCGATATTCCAACCGTTCTGAGAAGTCGCAGTCGCCATTATGCTCGCGATTTCTTTAGCTTCATAGCCGGCACGTTGCAGTTGCCCACCATATTCAGCAATGATGTCGATTTCTTCAACAGGAAATCCGATTTTAAACAATGTATTGACCAGGTTTAATGCTTCCTCGTCGGTCGTTTTCAGCTCCCCGGCAATCTCATTCGTTTCTTGAATTAACTGTACAAAGTCGATTCCATCGTATGCCTTAGTGATTGCACCGGCACTTTCCACGATTTTTCGATTAGCCGAATCGGAAGCATCTTTATTCAATGCCCACTGCCTACGGACACCCTCGAGCGCTTGTTGGCTGTCGATGCCGTACTTTTGCACATCAATTAAGGCTTCACGAATTGATTTTTTGCTACTTTCCGGAACATCGAAAGTGATGTCAATTACAGCATCCACATCGCTTTGCGCCAGGGCATTGTCCACCGCTTTACCAATACCAATTCCGGCTCCAATTCCTCCGAGCAATCCGAGACCTTTGGACAGTCCGCTGACGGATTTATTCGCTGACTCAGCTTCTTGTTCGATGGCTTGAAGGTCTTTTCTCACCTGTTCCAAATTCGCTCCGGAATCAAGGGTTTGTAACGTCGTTCGTAGCTTTTCCAAATCGGTATTGGTGCCAAGAGCTGTGCGACCAACTTCCTCAAACGCTCGCTCGAGCTGTTGAGTAGAAGCTCGACCATCTCGAATTGCTCGCACCAATTTAGCATCCAACGAATCTGCAAAGTCATCAATCGTTGTTCCAGTGAGTTCAAATAAACGATTCAATTGCTTCGTGGAATCACCAAGTCTACTTTGAGCGGATTCCATAGCTTTCACTTGGTCTTGATACGATTCGAGTTTACCTTCCGTCGATTCAATTTCGCGTTGAAATGTTCGATATGTAGATGCGTCGATTTCACCATTTGAATACAACTTGTCAACTTCCTGTTGGGCTTGCTTTAAACCATCTAAGCGAGTTGTTGTATTTTTAATGGCTTCTTGAAGCACCTCTTGTTTCTGTGCAAGTAGTGTGGAATTCCCTTCATCAAATTTCAATGCCCGATTAATTTTATCAAGCTCGGATGAGGTGTGGGCGCTCGCATTATCGACGTTCTTGAGGGCTTTTTGAAGCGGTTGAACGTCCCCTTCGATTTCAATGGTAATCCCGGAGATTCGTTTTCGAGCCATAAATCATCACATCCTTCACATACGAAAAAAGCACCCACTAATTGTGAGTGCTTCATCCGAAGAAATTATCAATGTCAGTTTGGTCAGCTTCTTTTATGGTCGGCTGAGGATTACGCATATCAATGTACGCATTGATGTAATCAATCAAACTTCCATAGTTCATCTCCTCCAGGTCGTCGGAGGTTAATTTACAATTGTAGCACAGGGCGAGAAACTCCTCGGTCGATGGGATGTCGTCATCGGTTATTTCTTCTTTCTCACCTGTGCTACTTGCTTTTTTTGTCCGTCCAAAAGTGCAGTCAAAAGTTCAAGAATCTCGGGGTATACTTCGGTGAACGGAATGGACGTGAAGCCATCCTCCCACTCCATTGGAGGGGGGATAGTTTTATCAGCTTTTTTCGCAAAGGTCCAAAGTAAATCCGAGAACAATTCGAAGTCGATTAAGGCGATTGCTTCATCGCTCATTTCAAGTGAACCATCAACCACGAATTTTTCGAGTTGTTTCAACTTGAAAACGTCCCTAATCAAATCGCGTTTGAACTGTAGCTTGTACATACGTAAGCATCCTGCTGTAACTTTTAAACCCACTTCTTGACCGTCAATCGTGATGGTTTTTTCCATAAGTTAGTCCTCCGATTAAGGTGTTTCAGTTGTAGTTGGTACATGGATTGTAGTATTCCATGCGTTAAATACATTCTCAGCCACATCTTTTGTAGTGTTGGCTTTGATGACGTATAAGTACGGATGTGGGCGTGCCTGGAACGTTAATGAAGATGTTACCGGCTCCACAGTTGACGATTTCGTATTCGATGCAATCGTTGGTCGAGTTGCTGTGCAGTAATATAAAACATAACGACGAGCGTGCTCATCGCCATTAATCTCGAATGTTAATGCAAACTTCTTCCCTCGTTGTTCAGAGCTTTCGTACTGAACCCCGTTCTTTACAGTGTCCCCGATTACATCTGTGGCGAAGCTCTCCGGGATGTCAGCGATTTCTAAATCCCCATCATACCCATTGTTAATTTCCGCCGACCAATAAACGATGTCATCGGCGTGGAATTCCGATAATTCACCATTTGGCGAAATCGAAATCGAAACACTACCTCGAATTGGTACCGGCGTGCCATATGTAACTGCAGTTCCAGTGTCAGTAATCACCGAGTAATGTACGTTTTTCAAGCCGAATTTAATCTTATTCGCAGATGTGGCAAAGAACTGCAAGTCCATTTCTTTAATTAAAAGAGCCGGATTAAAAGGTGTGACATTTTGAACATTGATTGGTGCTGATTGTTTTGTCATTATAGGTTCACCTCGTAAATTGTTTGATAGATTTTTTCAGTCTCAATCCAGTTACGTGTCCATTCGTAGTAAATGCCATTGTCCGTAAACAACTTTTTAATGCGGTTTTCAAGCTCGTCATCGACGGTCCAGGAGTATAGCTCGACATCAATATTGATTGCTTCGTAATAAACAATGTCATCTGCTCCGAAGTTGGTCGTACCAACATCCACGTAAATTAAAAAAGGTGGCTGTTGCGATTCGCTAAAGCGATTCATCGCAACCGGCACCCCGATTGTTTCAAGTAAGTTTGCAAATTCAGTTATTTTCATTTAATTTTTCCTCCCACTTTCACGCACGATCCGTTCCACATCTTTTTCGAAGTTGGCGACAACCTGGTTCTCAACAACAGAAATGTGAGGAGTACCTTCCACCCATCCCTTGTCATTAACCTTTTTATGCCCTTTCTCAAGGAGATGTGTTAATGGCGGTTTACGAGTGTTGTAAATCATGTGCCCGTTGGGAGTTCGTCGAGTTTTCCATGCCTTGTTATAATCACCGTTTCGGTAAGTAGCACGACTTTTACGAAGCCATTTAGCTCCCTCTCGGGTTCGTTTTTGGCTCGCTGCGGACATATCCCATCGAAGGTTGAAATCGTATGCTTTGAATTGGTCTATAATCGCCGTTTTCAAATTTTCCGGTTTAACTTTCACTTGGGAGCACCTCCGTTTCGGCAATCAATGTGATGGTTTCGTTCATTCCGTTATCGTTAATAGCACTCACGACATCGTAAATTAATGAACCATGTAAAACTCGGATTTGTGTGCCCTGTTCTTCAATCAGTTCATTCAACCGCTTCGAGTATTTAATCACAAATCGGTCGACGATTGATGTTTGTTCCCTATCGGCACTAAGTACCTCATCCGCTTTTTGCGTTTTTTTCATGGCATAATAAAAACCGAAATCAACAAACCGAGAAGTTTGCTGTTTTCGGGCGTCGATTTCGATTACTTGTTTTTGTACTAAAATTTTATGCCTAAACATTCCGCTTTGGTTGTTGTAGCTATATTTTAAAGTTTTCATTGCTATCATCCCCGAATCGCTTTGACAACGCTAAGTTAATCAGCTGTCCTACAAAGTTGCCATCAAAATACTCAATCGCATCATTATAGGCATAGCGACTACGTTCGAAAACGAGCTCTTTGAAAACCTCGTTCGTATGAACGTCGTAATCACCGCATTTATTAATCAAATCCTCAATCGAGGTTTTCAGTATACGAGTTAAATTTGTGCTCTCATCATCAGTCAGCCTCATTCGTTCCATAAACTCGACTATTAGCTCTTGTGTGATTTCGTTAGCCATTTTTTAACTCACCTACTTTTTCTCGATATAAATTCGACCGTACTCGTTCTTTTCAGTGGATAATACTTTGAGCCGAGCAGATGTTGGTTTTTTAACTCCCTCTGCCGGATATGTGTCGCCCACTTCATATATGCGACCATCCCTATCCTCGAATCTACGAACTACTTTATACATTGGCGAATCCTCCTTTAGGGTGGAAACCCCTATTAAGGAGTTTCCGTTTCTTCAATTACATTGGCGATGTCCAACTTATAAATCGCAGCGGATTTATTATCGTCAGCGCGACCGAAAGCGAACTGCTTCGCTGTGAACAGGTTGCTGTCCTCAATCGCTAAAGTCTCTTTGTACTCAGTAACTTCAACTCCGCCAGCTAAATATGCATCGTAACGGTCTTTGACAAACGCTACGATTTCACCTTGCGTTTGGAATTCCGATTCAACCACTCGAAGGTTGAATGGTAAAACTGTTACATAAGTGCCATTGGCGTTTAAGAATGTGTACAATGCTTTGATATCCCAAGCGTCGATTGGGTTGACAATCAAAACAACTTTTCCGCTAACGTTAACGGCTTTGCCGTTCGACTTAGTTGATAATTGTTTTAAGACTTGTGATAATTCCTTCACCGTAATTTCAGATGAAGCAAACGTCAGCGTGCCTTGATAATCTTTTTTAGCATGACCGTTCGTTTGGTCAACGGCTTTCTCTAGGTCTCGAATTAATCCGATTGGCTCGTCCTTGACTGGACCACGTCCATTTAAGTAAGCATCTTCTAATGCGACAGCAAAAGTCTCAGCGATTTGCGTGCGAACGTAAGCCTCAATCCAACTCGGACCAAACTTATCTAAATCCTTCGGTAGTACAACAAAGGCAGTAAGTTTAGATTGAGTGATAGTTTCTTCCGAGAACGCTGCGTGTAATTGTCCCTTGATGTCTCCAAAGACCTTACCCCATACAGCTGCTCCGCTCTTTTCACTCTTAATGAAGCGAGTTAATAAGCCGGCATTTTTGATGTTCAGCTCTGAAAGTAACGGATGCGCCGAAGTTAAATCCTCGAAGATGCGGTCCACAGTCGTTTCCGGTAGGATAATTGGCGAAGTATAACCATCCGAATGAGCTAAATTCGTGAAGAATTTTTTCTCTTCCGAAGTTAAAACGTTCTGACCACGCGATGCTAATACGCTTCGGTCTACATTTTGAGTGTTCACAGAAGCTGTAATTTGCTCTGTTAATGAATCGACTAATGCGTTTTGCATTTCAGTCCAGGCTTGTTCAACCTGTTCCGGTGTTGAATTTTCATCCATTGAAATGTTCGCATAGTTAGTGCGAGCTGTTTCGTATGCTTCTGAATGGTTGTTGAGTTTGATTACCATGAATATTACCTCCAATTTTTATGTACTAAAAAAGGAACCGTTTGCGCTTCGTCGAGTTTATAGGTTCGACCGGCGTTGGTTCCTCTTTTGGTAACATATTGAGTTTTTTGATTTCACTTTCCAGTGCATGGATCTGGGATTGTAACTTATTGATTACGGCATCGTCCGGCTTCGAAATAATCGAAGTCGCAAAACCGGTTTCTACGGATTCCCGAGCACTGAACCAAGTCTCAGCTTCAACTTTTGCTTTGATTTCGTCACGCGAAATGTTCAGCTTCGTTTCGTAAATGTCGATAATGCCTTCTTCTAACTTTTCTAGTAAGTCGGCTTCATCTCGGAAACTTTTCTTTGTGCCCCATACACCACTTGAGGCTTCATGAATCATAATCATTGAACCCGTTCCCATGATTACTTCATCAGCTGAAAGTGGGATTAATGACGCTGCGGAGCAAGCGTACCCATCTACACGAACTGTAATTTTGGCATTGAACTGCTCCTTATAGGCTAGTAAACGGTTGTGGATGGCAATTCCATCGAATGCGGAACCCCCAGGACTGTTGAGGCGAATCAAAATGTCCTTACCGTTGGCTTCGCTCAAAGCATTATCTACATCTTGAGCGGATGTATAACTATCGCTAAACCACGATTCTCCGATAACACCGTACATGGTAATTTCCGATGTACTTTCGTTATGAGCCACCGAAAAGTTATGTGGAATCGAAGCCAGTTCATTATCGAACTGCTTGTTTTTGTAATTAAACAGTCGCTTTATTTTCATCAATTTCACCTCCCTCCACCGATTCATAGTTTTTAGTGATTACGTATTCGTCGAGTGCCGGATTATCGCTCGGCTCGTCACCGAATTTAACTCGGACTTCATTACGTGAATAAGCACCACTCGAAACTAACTTGTCTACAGCCTCGGCGTTTTCGATTATATTGATGGCTTGCAGACCGATTACTTTGATTCGGTCGCCTTTCAAATAATCATTTTTGCTGAGTAGCTTGGCATTCAATTCGTCCTCGATGAGCTTGTTGATTGGTCCTAAACAAAACTTTGTGTATGCCTTCATTAGAGAATCCATCTCGGCAATATCGCCATGAATTAATGACTGAGGTACTCCCAAGATGTCACAAACCTCATCTATTAATGATTTCTTGAGTTTAGTAAGCTCATCGACCGTTCGTGAAGTTTCACTTCCGTCAGCCACTTCCTCGTAATCGAAACCTTTCAGCTTCGGAACGATTGCGACCGTTTTTTCTCGGAAGGACTTGAACAAATCGTCGATGAATTTTTGAAGCTGTGCTTGTCTTTTGGAATCCAAAGCCTGGTTTGTGTCGATACCAACAACCGCTCGGATTTGATTTGAACGAAGGTTGATTTCTATTAAACGATTAAACAAATTAGTATAGTCTTGGAACATACCGTCCATAAATTTCGACAACTGTTCATTCCCATATTGCAAGTAGATAACTTCATCCATTCTAAATGTGCGTTCGAATTCGTAGTTCTTAACGATTACATCCGAAAAGACATCCGGGTAAAGTGCATACTCGGTACGCATGAACGAATCAGCAATCACTAAACTTCCGTCATCTGTTGGGATAACGAGCACTTCTCGTTCATGTAAAAGTGTTGAAACGAAATGGAACCAAAAGTCAGATGCGCTCTGATCTGTGTTTGGACGCACATTTAATTTGTAATGTTCATCGTTATAAACTCGTTTTCCGTTTTTTCCTATACGGAAATCGGACATCGAAATCGAACGAGCGATAAATGATATTACTGTTTCAAGCGCCATCTTTTTAAGGTAAGCTCGGCTCTTTTCATCGTAATCAAAATTGAAAGAGAATGAGTTTTCCAAACTGGTGTTGCGCTTCATAAATGAAAAAATGCCCAATGTAAAATTCACCCCCTTCCTTTAAAAACTTAGAGAGCCAAGGAAGTCGAGCGAATCATCGAATGTGGTTTCGCTAATTTCATCAGCTCGGTACATACCATGAATGAAGCATTGAAAGCCATCAGTTTTACGACGGATCGGTTCCTTCTTTTCGTAAGTTTTATTTCCATGCTTATCGATTCGGACAAGGACATTATTGGTGTACCATCGCATCAATCCATTATCACCAAATATAATCTCTCGGTTGGCAAAGGCAGTCTCCACGCGTGGTGCGAGTAAACTATGAATCGCTCGAGGGTTTCGTATGATTTCCACTTCAAAATCTGCATCCTCTAGGGGTTTTCGTAATAATTCCAGGCGGAAGTTATCCGAAACTATTTTTTTAACCTCATATGTTTCGCGTGCTTTGGATAACCAATCCACTAACAGTTGGGGATTTATAGATGGTTCATCGACTACCGTAAGCAGTCCCTGTTCCTCCCATTCACGAATCGGAGCAAATTTCCGCTTTTTGTTTTCATCGTATCGGGCTGAGTAGCCGTAATACTTATCGGCCACTTCTTTTCGGACGAAGCTATGTGTGATAAAAACGTATTTCCCATTGTAGCGGAACAACAACCCAACCGCTGCGAAGTCACGAATACTGGCGAAGTCGATGCAGCCAATACATTCACGACCATCGAGCTGAGGTATTTCCTGGTTCGTTGCTTCGATTTCCTCCCAAAGTGCGACCGATTTTTCGAGGTCAACGAGCGGAAGGTTCATCCTTTTTGTAACGAATTCTTCTCGCGCCGATGGGTTGGTTTCTAGTTGTTTGTATTGAGTATGTACCTTATTGAAAAGGCGCTTTGCATAATCGCTCATCGGCGGATGGAACATCGGATTTGCGAGTTGCCACTTGTCGGTGTCGTGCATATCATCAATCGAATCGAGCTTGCAGATGAAAGGAAACAAGCGGTCGTCCGGTTCCCTTCCTTCTAAAATATCCATCGCTCGCTCTTTCATTTTGTCCAGGTATCCTTCCCTTACGAAACCATCGGTGGTGATGAAAAATTCGCGTGGGTTTTTCACCTTACCAAGACCACTCGAGAAAACGTTGACAATGTCGGCGTTCTCCATGATGTGCAGCTCGTCGTATATAACGCAGCCATCGCGTCCACCATCTTTTGTACTAGCATTTGAAGTACGGAAACGGAAAACGCTCTTTGTATCAACACCGGTTATCGCCATCTTAGTTAAGCTGAACCAATCTTCGAGATTCTTGTTCAAAATGCAATCATACATTTCCTTGAAGGAGACTTTGGATTGGTCCTCCGAGTTGGCGACAACAGATACATCGTAGTTCGCAATCGGGTGCATCGGGCTGATGAAGAAATGCGCCAGGGTTGTAATCAAACCATTCTTACCGGCACCCCTCGCCATCATGATTAAAAATTGCTCATAAAAAAGCTCATCATCCTCAACGAAATATAAAAACACGAAGGGGATGATGAACTTTTGAAATGGGTTTAATTTAAAATATTGTTTCTCAGCGAATAAAACGAAGTTTTCAATGAGGTCCTCATTGAAGTAAATGTCGTCACGACTCAAAACGTTTTTTCGCAAATGTTCAATCAGTAAAATACGCTCTCTGTTAAGTAGGATTTCCCCGGTTTCATACATCTCGATGTACTCGTCAATGAAAGGGTGGCTAATCAAATCAAGCCACGCAACCTATCCTTTTTAGCATCGGGTTTTTTAGGTATAGCGATTCGAGCCCGAGAAGTTGGCGTCAATCCAAATTCATCACAGAATTTCTTTACTAACTCAGCGTACTTACCGGCAATCTGAACATAAGGATTCGTCACGATATTCGTCGCACCCGATTTATTGGTGTGCTTAATAACCAATCCAAATTTGTCTATTTCCTGTGATGCTTTTGTATACTTGGCATAAGCATCACAATAAATGGCTAACTGATTTACATCTATATTGGTCAGCAAACCGAGGTCCATTAAATCCTCCTCGATTCGCTCCCATTCAGATTTCGCTACATCGCACAACCAATCCGGACATTCAACTCGGCTCGTTTCCGGACGAAGCTCACGTTCTCGGCGTGCTCGTATTTCTTCTTTTGTCATGTTGGATTTACCATCCATGACAAGCAACTCGATTGGCTTTGCTTTGCGCCCCATAACAATCACCTCCGTCATTCGTAGTCATGCTTTAAGTTTTCAATAATCCAACGCTTATTAATTACTTTCAATCGCAGCAGTCCTTTTATGCAACCTTCAATGTCTCCGGCAAGGAGCTGTCCACGAAACGTTTTGAATCTTTGTTTACTCAATGCTTTGTTTTTGTATAGAAGTTGTAACCGGTCGAGTAATCGAATTTTCATATTAATCCTCGTTCACGATTGATGCGTATGGCACTTTTTCACCATCGTCTGTAATTAAAAACACATCTTCCGAGCTTCCTTTTAATGCGATATAGCGATTGATGATAACATCGCAATAACGCTCGTCCAATTCCATTGAGTAATTGATTCGTCCGATTTGGTCGCACGCGATTAGTGTTGAACCGCTGCCGCCGAATAGGTCCAGGACCTTATCGCCCTTTTTAGAGCTGTTTGTAATCGGGTACGAAATCAACGGAATCGGCTTCATAGTCGGGTGAAACTCGCTTCGCGTTGGTCGGTCGAAATTCCAAACCGTCGTTTGTTTTCGGTCCGAATGCCAGTGGTGTGGACCGGTAGGTTTCCATCCATAAAGGATTGGTTCATGCTTCCAATGGTAATCCTGGCGCCCCATAACTAATGTTTGCTTAACCCAAATACAACATTGAGCTAATTTGAAACCGGCATCGACCATTGCCTTTCGGAAATTCATGCCTTCGGAATCAGCGTGGAAAACATAAATGCCGGCGCCATCTTTTGCGTAATCATAAAACATCGAGTACACATCATATAAGAAGTTATAGAACGAGTTATCGTCCATCTTATCGTTTTTGATTTTCAATGCGTCCTTCGTTTTACCAACGTAATCCACGTTGTACGGCGGATCTGTGACGATTAAATCTACCTTTTCACCATCCATTAATTTGGATACATCCTCCGACTTCACGCTGTCGCCACACATTAATCGGTGGGGACCTAATTGCCACACTTGTCCTTTTTTCGTAAATGGTACATATTCGTCCTGTTCAAGCTCGGTGAAATCGAAATCATCATCTACAGCTTCGCTGTCGCCAGGTTCGTCAGCTTCGATGTCGCTAAGTAGGTCCTGGAGCTCGCTTGCTTCAAAGCCTATTGAACTAATATCGAAGTCCGAAAGTTTTAATTCCTCAAGCTCCTGTGCGAGTAGTTCTTCATCCCATTCCGAGAACTCCGCCACTTTGTTGTCAGCGATTCGAAATGCTTTTAATTGCTCCGGAGTGAGGTCCGTTACCTTTAAAGTCGGCACTTCTGTAATACCGAGACTTTCCGCTGCGAGTAATCGAGTGTGTCCGGCTACGATAATGTTGTCCTGGTCGATGATGACCGGATTACGAAAACCGAATTCTTTAATGCTCGCTGCGACTTTTTCAATTGCTTGTTCATTATTCCTTGGGTTGTTAGCATACGGAATCAGCTCCGCAGTGCTTCTATATTCAATGACTAATCTGTCCATACCGAAACCTCCGCATCATTTTAAGGGGGCGGTTTTCCCCCGGTCCTTTTTCTCGGACTTTTATTTCTACGAAACAGAGATCGGAAGAGC